AGCGGCTTCCGCATCAATGCAGGGTACAAAGAAGCTGTACCCCGGCTTGAACTTCCTCCAGTCAACTTGGTACGTTAGCGTCTCGACCTTCATCGCCAGTCTGTAGTTGCACGTCCATCTGCAAGAACTCCGAGTTGGCTGCGTCGAACTTGAGCACCCGCACGGCTGGGGACACCACTCGCATACCCTTGGACATGCGCTTGTTCATTGCTTCAATGAAGATGTTCGCTTGCTGGAGTTCCTTGATGACACCCTTGTAGTTAATTTGCTGGCGCACACAGAAGTCCTTGAAGGCTTTTGCGGCTACATAAAGCTCCTTGGTGTCGGGCTCGTAGCGGATGAGCAGTTCACCCTTGGGCTCCAACTGGGGCATCGACTGCATGTTGGTGCGGGCGTCGGCTTCACCGTTCACAACCAGCGCATTCGTGATGTGCGCGTTAACGAACTCACCCAGAGCGGTAATAGGTGTAGCCTGCGGGGGCGTGACTTCATTGCGCATCTCACCGAGCATGCCCTTGAGCCATTCGTAGACTGCCTTCATGTCGTAGTCGTGCAGGCCGAGGCTCTTGGAAATCAAACCGCCAGCTATATTGCAGGACGCCACACCTGACCAGAACCGCTCACGCTGTGTGAACTGCACTTCCTTATCCAGTCGGGCCTGAATCTGCCGGACCAAACCGACTGCATCCTCCAGATTGTTGACGAGCCACTGTGCGTAGACTTCCATCGCGTGACCGTAGTTCTCTCGCAACTGATGGTCGAACATCTGCTTGCCGGTCTGCACATCAATGATGTCGTTGGACTCGATCTTGTACTCCAGCAGGCGCATAGATTCGCCATCTGGACTATTTTTCGCTGCGCCAAGTTTCTCGTAGAAGGACGCGTTGGCTGAGCACAGCGTGATCCCCTGCCACTTGGTGTTGTTGATGCGTAGCTCGTTGGTCGAGCCCTTCATCTTCTCCTTGCCTCGGCCCTGACTGATGCTGTACGCAAGGTCAGAGAACTCCATGCCGCTCATGTTCGTTATCTCGTCAATCGTGTTGGCGAGGTTGTTCATCACACCGAGTCGGTGAATCTTGGCGTTGAACGTGTCCTTGAACATGGAGGTCAGCTCTTTGGGTGTGCCGCTGACGCTGTTGCACATGTGCAGGATGGTCGTCTTGCCTGTGCCTGACTCTGGGTGGATCACGTTGATGATCGCGCCCTCTAGCCCGGTGAACTTGAGTAGGGGGGAGCCAAAGGCAGTCAGCGTTGCAAACGCATGGGGTTCAAGCCCGGGCCGAGCGTACAGGTTGAACACCTCTTTCCACTTATTGAAGTCGCCCCTGACGTGCAGGTTGGCTGCGACATCTTTGTTCGTGTTGCTCGGCGGGCTGTAGAACACGCCGTCCTTGGTAATCTCTCTATCTCCGAGAATGAATTTACTATCTCCGTCGGCCCATCCAAATTGGGTTCTCATTTGTTCTGCTTTCTTTACGTACTGCAGGTTCTTAACGAATGACACTACGAACTGCGAGAGGTTGTCGTACTGCTTGGTGTGCGCCACTACTCCATACTGAGCCAGCGTTTTGCGCAGCTCGTCCTTCGTTGTGATTGCTGCGGTGGATACAGTGAACTCTCGCATGCCGTCGTGCGGCAGGTGTAGGCGAAACAATGCTGTCTCACCAAGGTCTGGGTCTCGCATGCGCTTGACCACATAGAAGTCATGCTCGTACACCAGCGCGGGCTCGTCCTCTTCCTCTGATGCCCGCTTATAGATGCCGCCCTTAGCCCCACGAAAGAACGGGAAAGGGTATTCAGGGATCGTGTGCGTGGTCAGGTTGCCAGCGCCGTCGTCTAGGGTGAACTCGTTGTCGTCATCCGCAGCTTCAGCAATCTCGACGCCGAGCATGATCGGTGACTTGATCTTGCCGTTATGAGCGCAGCCAGTGCATCCGCCCGGGTTCAGTTTCTCAAACGTAGCGCAGTGGTGCGGGCCGCCCTTAGTGCGTAGCTGCTTGACCTTATCCTCAACTTGCACCGGGTCGTACTCCGGGTGCTGGTCAGACATCTTGTGGGTAGCCGAGTCAGCATCCACACAGAACGCAGCTATCGACAAGGCCGAGCGCCACAGAGGTTCTTCAATGTCGGCTTGGTTCTGGAAGCAGTGCAACAGTTGCGCACACCCCTCACCTTGTGCCGACTTCATCATGATGGTCTTGAACCGCTTAACTTTGTTACCCATGAGCGCTTCCATCATGGGGCTCATCGTGCGGGGTACGAAGTCGGGCGTGTCTTCCTTTGGCTCGGGTGCGCCAAGCAGTTCTTTCATCTGCTCGTACGACATCGGTGTGGTTGCTTCGTTCCACACTTCAACCGGCTTAGGATTCTCTCTGTCTTTGAAGTTAAACGTGCCCGGTATGCGTAGCACCCGAGAGGCTTCGAACACAGAAGAGTCAACGATGAGCCCGTGCTCTACGCACAGTTCGCGCAACCGTTGTGAAAGTGGCTCCCACTCGCGGCGACCAACCGCGCTTTCTAGCAGCCAGTAAGCGTGAATGCCGTTTCCGGAATTCACCAGTATGGGTTTCGGCAGGCCGACCGCAACGCAGAAGCGCTTGAATTCTTGTAGACCCGTGTTCTGGTCAAGGTAGCCTTTGATGCGCCCCTTCTCGTCTGGAACTCCCTTGGTGGGGCCGCAGTCGATGTCCATCCACAGTGCGCGGAAATGGAGAGCGTTCTCATGAGTGCGGTTGGGTAGTGGCCCAAACTTGGCGCAGCCGAAGTAGGCATCGACGCCGGTACTCACGAACTCCTTAGCTATCTCCTCAACTTCTTCGCGTGTCTCTACGAACCGCTGATCTGGATACTTGCCATACCCGAAAACGCAGTACCGCCCCTGCTGCGGCAGCACGGCGTCAAGCAGGTCAAACGACATGAGTTATTTCTTGGAATGGGTGTCAATGTAGCGTTGGACTTTAAGAGCAAGCGAAGGCAGGGGGTGAGTCTCCCCCTTGAACCAGTTGTAAACCGTCATGCGGCTAACACCGAACGTGTCGGAGATAGCCTTGACGCTGATTCCCTTCGCAATGCAGAGGCGGCCCAAAGCTACACCCAGAGACCTAGCACTCGCGGTTTTGTTCGCCAGCACCAAGTTCTGACTGTAGCCATAGCTCATGATTAGTCCTTACCCCAAGCCTCAACTACAGAGGCCAAGTCTTTCTTGGCGACAGGGGCATCCGGCTTAGCTTTGCTCTCCCGCTTGACGGGCTCAGCAACAGCGTCATCCTCAGTCACTGCTTTAGCAACAGGAGCGTTCAGCTTGGGCTGGCGACCAGACATGTCGGCTTGGTACGGAGTCATGATGACCAGCTTCTGAGTCTCAGGGGCAACCTTGCTGGTAACAGCGTACTCACCCTTGTTGATGAAGCGCGTCGGCGTGAAGAGCACCGACTGGTTGTCGTTGTTCTCGTTGAAGCTGATCTGCGTCACCACATAGTCCAGCGACTTGCCGTTGTTGGCGAGGTACTTGGTGTAGTTCTCAAAGGTGTGCGTGTTGTCGCCAACCGACTCGCCGAACAGCGATTTGGAAGCGAGGTTCATCTGGTACACCTTGCCCTCCAGCGAAGTACCGAAGTCTTCCTCCAGCACCACAGCCAGTCGGCGAGAGTAGCGGCAAGCCTTAGAGTTGCCCATGCCCGAGCCCTTGATGTTCTGGGCGCAAGAGTCGCAACGGCTTGCTTGCGGGTTCTCTGCCTTCGGGTCCGGCGCGTTGCCGTCGTTAGAGAAGCAGTCCGGCGCAGTCGGCTCGGCATCAGGGGTCCACTGCTTAGCGTAGAACACGCGGCCCACCTTGGGCGAAGCGTTGACGATGACAACATTGAGGTTGCCCTTGACCTTACCCATCTCCTCCCCGCCGACAACCTTGCGGAAGATGCCGTTCTTGGGGACGATGCGGGGGGTGCCAGTGGTACCAGCAAGCTGCTTGGTCAGCGCACTAACGCCAGCCTGTTGCAGAAAGTCGGGCAGGTTTTGATCGAGAACGGTGATATTGCTCACTTCATTTTTCCTTGGAACGTCTAACAACCACGGTATAAGAATTTTCCACGTTGACCCCTTCAGGGAAAACGCCGGGATTCTCCTCAAGAAAGTCCTTCATGTGTGTTTGGTGAAGGCGCTTCTCAAGCAGGCCGTATGCATCGTGCTCTTTGATGAACCGATACATAGAATCCCAATCGTTCGTCCAGTACCGTGACTTAACTGAGCGAATGATTGTGCCAAAGGGTGTGCGGATACTGTCCGCGCCAAGAGTCTTGCATGCCTCAAGCATCTGCTGCTCGACCACATCCATCTGCTCTTGGATTTCTTTCTCTTTTGCCTCGGCTTCGCGGCGTACCGCGTCTCGGGCATCACGCATCTTCAGGTAAACCGAAGCCAACGTGTCTAGCGCAACGGGGGCAACTTCTGAATCCATCTAACTCTCCTCGGTTGGGGGAACGAACTCTAACACACGCTTTTACAATGTCAAGCACTTTCGGAAATTATTTCTCGGTAGAGGTCAACCACCTGCTTGTGGTTGCTGATGTTGCCCCGCAGCATGGCGTACAGGCGGTTCTCTACCGGACTGCCGTGGATGTGGATGATGGTCATGGGGTTGACCTGACCGGGTCGGTCGATGCGGGCGTTGGCCTGCAAGTATGTCTCCACGCTGGTGCAGGGAGCGTACCAAACAATGGTGTCGGCGGCAGTTAGGGTAAGTCCGTGTGAAGCCGCCTGCGGCTGGATGATGAGCACCTTCGGGTCAGGTTGCTCTTGGAACCGCTTGACGATGTCCGTACGACGATTGACAGAAACTTCGCCGTTAATCACTTCGCATGCCACGCCATGCTTGGTCAGGTAGTCGCTCAGCAACTTGATCGTGTGCGTGAACGGAACGAAGATCAGCACCTTGTTACTGCACTCATCGACAATCTCCTGTACCACAGACAGCCGATTGGATACATCGAAATCCACAACCTCGCCCGTGTCGGTGTAGATCGAACCGCAGGAGATTTGGAGCAGCTTGTTGATCTGGGTGGCGGCGTTGACTGCGGAAATCTCTTCGCCCGCCGCCTGAATCAGCATCTCCTTCTTGAGTAGCTTGTAGAAGCCCTGCTGTTGCGGGGTGAGCGGAGCCTCTCGATCCATGAAGGTCAGAGGTGGCAAGTCGATGCAGTCCTTCTTTTCGAATCGGATCGCGGGCTGTAACGCCTTGTGTACTACGTGCTTAGCTGTAGGCTTCGGAGCATAGCGATACATGCTGACCTTGGTCATCACCATATCCCGGAACTCACCGAAGAACCTCGGCACTCCCGGTGGGTTGACCAGCCTTGCCAATCCGTAAGCATCCGCAGGTGACTGAGCTGCCGGAGTTCCGGTGAGCATCCACAGCCCCTTGATGGTTCGGGTCAAGTCACGCATGTCTTTCCACCGAGCGGTCTGCACGTTCTTGTAGGCTGACGCCTCATCAATAACGATCAAGTCAAACCCGCCGTTGGCAATCTCATCTTTGACGATACCGATACCATCGAAGTTGATGATGACGTACTCGGCACCGCTGTTGATGATCTGCTTGCGCTTATCCCTAGCACCATGTGCTACAGCAACCGTTCGATGCAGGGCGAAGCGAAACAAGTCTTGTTGCCAAGCTGACTTCATGATCGACAGGGGGCAGATTACCAAGACACGCTTTAGTAGCCCTAGCTTCATGAGGTAGTCGGTCGCCCAGATGACCGATGCCGTCTTCCCGGTACCCTGCTCGTTAAAGCAGAACGCCTTGGGGTAGCTAACTAAAAACTCGACTGTAGACTTCTGATGTTCGAACGGACTGACGCCCAATGGAGCGGGCCAGTCATACTCTGATAGGTTCACTTCTTCCGTTCCTTGGTGCTGGTTTCAGAAACAAGCTGGTGGTTGCTGTTGCGCTTGAACGAACGGTTCTTTGCAGCGGGCTCTAGGCGGGTGCCGTTCTTGTTGCTTCCACCTTTAGATAAAGCCTTGACGTGTGCAACATCCCTGCCCTCGCGGACATCAGCGCGTCCGTCGTTGTCTCGGTCGGGGTGCTTCTTGTCGATGGCTTCGCGGGCGCGTTGGCGCTCCATGCGGGCGGGCAGTTCGCCTCGCTTCTTCTGCATTTCATATTCATGTTTATAGGGTCGGGGGGACTTGGTGTAGGGCATGGTTAGCTCCTGTTGTACTCACAATCTTTCACCGCGCAGAACTTGCACAGTGGGCCTTGGACGGGATTCCACACGCCGTTGACTAGCGCCGCTTCGATACGGGCTACATCCTGCGCGGGCTTCTCGATGTACTTGGGCACCATCTCGACATGGTGCTCGGCTTGCACGAACTCTTTGCTGACCACGAACGCCAGCGCCGACTTGACTCTAACTATGTTAGGGAAGTGCTTGAAGATGCCGATGGCAACGAGGTCGAGTTGTTTGGTGTCGGCGTAACGCGCCGACTTGCTGGTCTTGTAGTCTATGGAATACGCAAGCTGCTTGGCTTCGTTGATGACAACCAAGTCGGCGATACCGCGCCACCAGACATTCTCGGCATCGAACGCGCACGGCTCAAGGTCTTTGGTGAATCCGAGCTTGACCTCGCAGTGCTTGTCGCCCTCAATCTTCTTGATGTTCTCCATCATGGGGCGAACATAGGCGTACTGCTCGGGTATGGGGGTGCCGTCGCGTATGAATTCTTCCGCAGCCGTATGCACAGACTTGCCGTACAAGGTCGCCTGTGTGTCAGGCTCCTTGATGTCCTTCACAACTTTTGTACGGTAGTACTTGCGCGGACATTGCTGGAATGTCTTCAGACTACTGAAAGACCAAGCGATGCTCATTTGGCGGCTCGATCCCGCATGTCTCTGATGGAGTTGATCGTGAGCTTCACATCTGCCATGGCTTCGATACCAGCAGTGACAGCTTCGTCGTACTTACCCTCAAGCATCAGGTTGTGCAGACTCTTCAACGCCTTTTCCGCCATCATGCAGGGGTAGGCGTAATCCACTACCGCTTCGCCATTAACAATCGCCATAACTTTTTCCATATCCAGATTCGCAGTTAAGAGGTAAGTCGGAGGCCCACTTGGGGCGCAGGCGCATGCAGGACTCCACATAGGCTTGCGCTTCGTCAACATCCGCTTGAGGCACGACACACGCCACAGCGTCATGAACAGTCATCACAACGCGATACCGCTCGGCAATCTTGAGCATCTGATCGCCGATGACGATACGGGCTAGGGCTTGGCAGACATTCTCCACCACCTTGCCACCGTAGATTCGGTTCGGGATTGTGGCCCGGCCCTTCTTCACATCGTAGACATACTCGGTTCTGCCAGTCTCGGGGTCTTGTTGCATACGCAGGTTGGCGTACTTGAGGTACAGCCCGTTCGGTAGCCGGATGCCCTTGTTCCCTTCGACTTGCAGAACGCCGTCGCGCCCAAACTCAGTGTACTGGTTGGCAATGATGGCGTCCAGAATCTGCCCCGAGCGTTTCCACAGTTCGGGAATCTTGGGGTAAGTCTGGCGGTAGGTGTCGATGATCCGCTTGGTCTCGTCCAACTCAACGTCCACGCCGAAGTTGCCAAGCTGGGTCTGGAACTTGGCCGCACCCATGCCGTAGCCCGAGCCAAGAATCGTAGTCTTGCCCACGAACCGCTCGTCCTTGGAGATGGCATTGATGGGCTTTCCGTATATGGCGGAAGCCATAATCTTGTACACGTCCTCACCATTGTTGAACGCCCGCACAAGGTCGTCCTGCTCGGCAAGCCACGCCAGCGTCCGCGCTTCAATCTGGCTGGAGTCCGAGTCGATCATGTAATGGCCGTCGGGTGCCAGAATCGCAAACTTAAGTAGCGAAGTGCGGGGGAGGTTCTGGAGGTTGAGCTTGTCGTCCCCGCCCCAGCGCCCGGTGTGTGCGGCGTAGTAGCGTAGGGGTACGGGCAGTGCTCCCCGTGCGGCAATACTCAGAAACCTTTCCGTGCGCGTCTCCTCGATGGTGGACTTCACGCCCAGCCTAGCGGCGACCAAGGCTTGCACCTCCGGGTTGTCGTGCTCCAGCAAGTTGCGGAACTCCTCGTCCGCTTTGGAAAACGCATAGGTCTGCTTGCCGTTAGCGGGGCTGACCTTCATCGGTGGGCTGACACCGTACAGTCGGAGCAAGTCGGCGAACTTGGGGTTGCTCATCAGCACCTCCTTGTCAGAGGCGGCGGCGTTCAGTAGCTTCTCTTTCTTTTCCTTGACCGTGGCTAGGTGTGAGTCCAGCACCTTCGTGTCTAGCCGCAAGACCGGATCACTGAACATCCGCACCGTCAGGTCGATCAAGCGTAGCTCAGTACCGGGGAAACCCTGAGCCATGTTCATGAATAGCGCGTAGGTCAGGGCCACATCGTTCTTGCAGTACTCACCGTACCGCGCCAACTGCTCGGGGGTGAAGTCCGAGCGCCGCTTGCCCAGCGCGTTCTCTACCTCGGTGCCCTTCTCGCCAAGTCCGTAGTGCTCGGTCAGCACCTTGAGGCTTCCACCTACTTCCGTGCCGTGCAGTGCCCGCGCCATGCTCAGCGTGTCGAGCCAGCCCTTGGGCCTGATGCCGAACACCCATGTCAGGATGGCACCGTCGAACGGAGCGTTGTGGGCGAGCGCAAGGTTCTCCTCCCACTGGAACTCTTTGAGGAACTGGTATATGGCTATGGAATCGCCGCTGAACCACTGTGGTTCAGCATCATCTACAGCTACGCTCACACCGATAACTTCGAACTGAGGGCTACGAACATACTCCTCAGTCGTCATCTTGGACAGGGAGAACTCCCTGTCGTAGTAGGTTTCAAAGTCGATGGTGAGGATTTTCACTCGTTGCCGCCCTTCAATAGTTTTATGCGCTCTTCTAGCTTGTCGAGGTTGTCCTCTCGCACCACCATAGCCAGTCCGTTCGCGTCAATTATCTGTTGCATGTTTTTTATTTGGAGCGCCGTGACTACGCCCTTACCCGCCTTCGCTTCGATAGCGAAGAAGTGCCCGTTCACACAGCACAGGAAGTCGGGCACGCCTGAGTTACCGTAGACCGAGCCAATCGGCATGGCGTAGTACACGCCGTGTTCCTTGAGGATGACCTTGATCTTGGCCTTGACCTTTGCCTCTGGTGTAGTAGCCATTACAGCCACTCCATGTAGGTTTGCCCTTTGTGCTGGAAGATGGCGAGGCGTTGGGGTTCTCTGTGAGCTTTCACAACGGATTCTCCCGGGTGATCTCCGGGCCCCCACTCAACGCCGCACGACTCGCACGAGAACTCAAGGATCAGACCGTGTCGGCGGGGACTGGGGTTGCAGGTATCGTCGGAGGGGAAGTCGGAGACTTGAACGGTCTTGCCGTCTTGCGCGATCATTGTTGTGATGCTGGCGTCTTCGCTACGCTGGAAGATTGTGATGTTGCCCTGATGCAGATAGTCAAAACCGCACTTGCACCTGAGCTGCCCGTATGAACCCGTATCGACTACGGCGGGGTAAGGACCAAAAGCCATTCTCTAACTCCTCTAAATTAAGGTGGGAAGTAGCGGGATTGCCGTCCAGAGGAAACGCTACCGTGTGCATGTGAAGGAACTTTACGAGCCATGTGCCAAGCCCGGCACACACGTAACGACCGCTCTTGCTACTTCCCGAAAATTGAGCCCCATGATACCAACACTTTTTACAATGTCAATACCCCGGGGCTGTTTTTAGCTGGCGCTCTGAGCGATTTCGCGCTCCAGATACCACTGCGCCTTCTTCAGATTCTCCAGTCGGTCGCCCTTGTGGTCGGCACGGGTGATGTACTTCACCACATTGCCGAGGTGGTAGTTCAACTGCTTGGCCTCGATGAAGTCGATGGTCTCGATGCCGCCCGTCTTGTAGTGAGCGGGGTGGTTGACCACGTCCTCAACCGGAGCTGGAGTAGGGGTAACAGTGTTAGAGGCTTGGTTCACGCTCTCGTTGCTCGTGCTCACATGCACCGTTGTCCAGTCGCTGGCCGTGTTGACCGGGCTCTTCTTCATCAGGGAGCGCAGGGTATACACATACGCCAGAGATACGCCGAACTTAGCGGCGATATCCTTAGCTGTAGCGTTGGGGTTGGTGGTCAGATACCGGCGGATTTTCTTTGCGTTGCTCATCTTCATTCTCCTTGGTTGGGTTGGTTAAGTTGCTGCTCTACATACGCGACTAGGACTTCGCGTATCTTCTCTTGCTTGTTGTGCGCCTGATTGAAGTACTCCATCACATGCCGGGGCAGTCTGATGCTCGTACACATGAGGGCGGGCTTCTTGCCCGGGCCTCGCCCTTTGCGCTTGGGCGCTTCTTTCAGGTACTCGATTCCAGTTGTCATATCAATGCATCCTCAGTCGGGTTGGCTTGCGCCTGCTTTAGTTTTCGATGGGCTTTCTCCAGTAGTTTCGCGTCGGCCCTTTTGAAGGGCCACCACTTGTTCTCTAAGATTTTTTTTAGTTCCTCCTGTTGTGATCGACTCCACCGT